TCTCACCGACACCCTGGTGGTCAACTGTATACTTGGCACTCATACCGAAGCCCCTGTGACATACCGGCCCTGTACCTGGACGAATGACACGATTCCGGTCCACGGCGACTTCGACTGATTCGGAGGACCCTGAACCTCATACTTACTGCCATCCGGCAGGATGTAGGCATCTAGCGCTGTTATGTTCGTGCCATCCGGGAACCAGACTGTTGTGATGTCAGTTATCTCTTCGGTGCCAGACCATTCCTCGGAACCACCCGTGGGTGCGAATGCACAACTAGGAATCGTCTCCTGTGTTTCTGTAAAGACGTCATTGCCACGCGCATCCGTGCCAGACTTTGTCCGGTGCACAATAATCACCGGCTGACCATACGGCAGTGTCGGAGGCATTATGGCCTCGCCATCTGAATCGTGCCAGTCTTTCCAGCCTTGTAGTCGTCCAGCGCGGTAAGGTCAGCGTCCTTCAGTGCAGCAGAAATACCACCGCCGGTGCGCTGCAACCGATAGCTATAGGAGCCGACTGTCTCACCGATGACTCCACCGGCCTGAGTGGGCATGGTGAGCATGGCGATTGTTGCAGTAGCCAGAACCGAAATGACCTCGTCCGGAACTTCAGGGAATCCGTGGTCCACATTGACTCGGAACGTCTCGCTATACCAGCCAACGTCGTACCAAGCCTCCGGAAGATTGATGATGCCGGAACCCATGGGATCCGGGATAGTGATCTTGTCAATGCCATCAAATGTGTACCAGGAAACTCCGATGTTAGGAATCCCCGGATACCCACTCAGCCACGTCACCGAATTGATAGCCTGCACCGGACGGTACGGAATGGTGATCTCTCCGCCCCCAGCCCGGATATCAATGATGTCGCCGGGATGACTCAGAAAGTCCTTGCGGCAATAGCGCCGGATAAATGCACTGCCATCAGCCAACAGTGCATCTATCCGGGCATTCTCCAATGGGTTCAGCGCACGCCCAAGCCGGGCAGTAACGTCAGCTGATGTCGCCAGCGGTGGGAGAGGCACTTCGCCGAACCTCCTCGTTGTTACTTCTTGGCGGTACCGGACCCGGACGACTTCTCCACTGCTGCCGGGCTGGCACCCTTGTCCTTCAGGAACGCCTCATACGCGGCAGCCTGCGCCGTGAGCGCTGCGTGACGCTGTTGGACGTCGGCCACGGCCTGGTCCTCCGGAACACCTTCCATCTCGGATGGATCGAATGGCGTGTACGCGCCTGCCGTCGAGTAGGACGTCATCTGCGTCAGTGCCTGCGCCGTAGTCGGAGCCGTGGCAGTCGTCGGCAGTATCGCACCGAACGGCCACCGAGCCGTGATGCCCGTAGCCGGGTTGAGGATGGTGACCGGGTTGACGGTTGCGTACGCCAGTCGCATGACCATCCGCATGGCCACGGCATCCTGCTGCATCAGGTTCAGGATGACCTTGCCGGAGTCGTTGCTCACGACACCTTCCGTGAACATCTTGAAGCTGATGTCCTGACGGACACCGATCATGGCCTTGGAGAAGTCGCCCATGAGCAGTTCCGCGCCAGACGCGGTAGCGTTCCAGGAGCCGTTGTCGATCTCGGAGCACGGATATCCATAAAGGCGACCCGGCGCACCACCATCGCCACCCTGGAGATCCGGCTCGTAAATCGGCACACCCTGCGCGGAACGAAGACCCACCAGCTTCCAGGAAAGGCCAGGCATTGCTGCGAATCCGCGCACCGGATATCCAGTCCCCACCAGCCTCTGGGCCAGCGTGCTGACGTCCAATGCGTAGTCCACGGCCGTGCCGGCCTTCTGGACCTGAAGGGTCTTCTTGGCACCAAGGAATACCGACTCACCCCAGGTGCTGGGCTTGTTGGTACCCCAGAGCACAGCCTGGTCGATCAGTGCTCCGGCCGACTCGACCATGCGCGGCTGTACCTGCGACCAGATCGGCATGTCAGCGTCATCCAGGTACGCCTGGGGAATGGGCACGATAGTGGCAAGTTCCTCCACCACCAGCACCACATTCTTCCAGGCCTGGTACGTAGTCTGCTTCATCCCGGTGTCGCCGGACACCCAGTAGGAAATCGGCAGAACGTCCAGCACCGGAATGCGCTGTGTCTTGGAAGAAAGGGTCGTCCTCTGCATCAGCGTCAATGCCGCAGACGACCTAGGAAGCTCCTCGATGATCGAGGTAGCCAGAGGCTCCGGCACCAGGGCATCGGCCTGGCCGGAGGTCCGGGCGATAATCCCGGAATAGGAACCACCCATTGTACGTCACACTTTCCGCGCGACGCCTTTTCCGCCGCGCTAGTCAGAACCTTGTTCGAGCATGGACCGGAACACTTCCTCCTGCGTCCGTGGGGCACCACCCTGAGACGGTATGCCACCTGCGCGCATGGACTCGATCGGGCGACCAGCCTGTCGGCTTAGCTCTGCGGCTCCATAGGCCGTGGGTGCTGAGCCTGGCGCTCCGCCATTCTGCCCATCCCATGAAAGGCCCATTGCCTCAACGGTCCTCTTGGCGATTTCCGTTGCCCTTTCATTGATCACACGCGATAGGACTTCTGCCCGTTCGGAGATCTCCTCCTCCGTGCCGGCACCGAGGAAATCAATTGCATCAACCGGCAGGTCCATCATCGCAGCCGCCATCATTCGGTGGTGATTTGACTCACTCTCCGCTGCGCGGCGTTCGGCCTCATTTGCCCTTTCCTGGGCCAGCTGAAGCTCTGTCTTGTCCTTGTCCTGGATCCTCTTCAGATCCCTGGCAGCTGTCGAGTTTTCCCGAGCATTCTTTTCGTGCTTCCTGGCAAGAGCCTTCCACTTATCAGCTTCGGCCTGCCAGTCGACAGCTTCCCCTGCGTCACCCTCCGGCGTGCCGCCATCGGATGAGGCATCCTGAACGAGCAGGTCATCGCCTGTCGGCTCCCCGGCGTCGCCCCCGGCCTGGCCCGTGTCGGGCTGGGCCCCAGATGCATCTACGGTCATTTCTACGGCTCCTTGCGAATCCGATAGCACGAATCCTAGCTGATCGTGCCTAATTGGGAAAGTCTAGCGGTGAATATGCCTGGTCGAGCCTCCTTCGCCTTTTGCGTGCTCAAGGGAATGATGTCTAGGATCCCGGCCCGAATGCATTCGTCGCATATGGGCTAGGAATTCCTCTGGCGTCATTCGCCACGTATTCGGCAAGACAGTCATTCCGGATCGAGTCGTATACGGTCTGCTTTCCTCGACATCCGCTGCCATCCGTGCCAGCTCAGGCGCAAACGGATCGAATGGCTCATGGCCCTCCGCCACCGGATCATCATAACCCAGCCAGACCTGGGCGTCCACATGAATCGTATCGGCACCCTGGCCAGCGTCACTCAGGGATATCACTTGCGAAAGAGAAAGCGTATCTACACCAACACCCGTATCAGTCAAGGTGACGGTGTTCGTATTATCAGGTAGAGCCACAAGGCTGTCGGTCCCGCTCCCAGCATCAGATAGGGAAATGATAGAAACAGGCCATGCCTGCAATGTATCAGAACCCTGCCCGGAGTCGGCCAGGCTGACCGATACTGCAACGAGGATTGAATCATTGCCCTGGCCTTGCTCGAGCAGGCGGACATATTGGACAACGCCGTCAATACCCTCCCCCATATCAGTTAGATAGACAATCGCTGTAGTGACAAGTGAGTCAATACCGGTACCGGAATCAGTCAGCGTCTTAGGAGTCACCCCGGTAACGACGTTGATGGTATCCGTACCCACGCCAGAGTCAGCCAGCAAGGCCGTTATGGCAGCGACAATAGCGTCCGAGCCAGTACCCGTATCAGTTAGTCCAATCGCAGCCGATACGGCAATCGATTCAATCGCGGTGCCATTATCAGTCAACGTTAGCGAGATTGAGTTCACAAGCGAGTCAGAGCCAACACCCGTATCGCTAAGTGGAACCGTGGCGTTCACGATCAGGACGTCAGCGCCGGTACCCGTGTCAGTCAAAGTCTTGGTGATTCCGGAAGTTGTCTGAATAGAATCAGTACCGATACCAGAGTCATTTAGGGCAGCAGTAACAGCTACAACGATAGCGTCCGCACCAGTTCCAGGATCCGTAATAGTCGCCGAAACGGAAACAGTTAGGACGTCAGTCCCGGTACCTGTATCAGTCAGCGAAATCGGAGAGACAGTCACAGCAACCGAATCCGCGCCAATTCCGGAATCGGCCAATGCAGAAGTCACCGATACGACAATGGCGTCAAGACCAGATCCAGCCTGGACCGGCAGAGTCACGGCAGCCGAATCACTTACCGTATCAGTACCGCCTCCAGTATCCGTCAGGCCAATAGTAGCACCCACGACAATTGAATCAGTACCAGTACCTGGATCAGCCAGGACGAGCGACGCGGAATCGACAATTGAATCCGCACCTGCCCCGGTATCCGCAAGGACGATGCTGGCATTCGTAACAAAAGAATCAGTGCCAGTTCCAGAATCGGCAAGGGCCAATGACCCAGAAGCAACAAACGTATCGACACCGGCACCAGTATCTGCCAGCGTAATAGTCGCCGAGGTAGGTCCTCCCGTCCCCAGCAATGGATTCGGATAGGCGACATTGCTGACTTGCATGCCCCACATATTGAAACTGATGTTGGCAGTCGTAGCAGCCGTGAAGCCGAACCGAATGCCTGACATGGTCGCCTCATCACCAGAGCCACCAGTCTGTGCCGTCAGGATACCACCAACATTAAGAACCTCAGTCGGTGTAGACGCTGGATTGTCGTCTGGGTAGATCCGTACCTCCATGAGTCCGCCAACTCCACCCGACATCAGCATCCTACCCTCGATACGGAATGCCTGATTCAGTGGTATAACGCTCGCCGATGTCGCCTGCGCAGTTGTTGTGGCATCAGATAGGAGAACATGTCCAGTTGAGTTTATCCTCCATTGCCCACAGTTCTGTGCGTCAGCAGTATGCCGACCTAGTATGAATCCGAATGTGGTGGCCGGATAAGAAGTGAAATAGCAATATACACTCCACCACACTTGCTCGGTATCGACAAACGAAGGAGTCCAGCGACATAGCGCTTGTGCCGAGGTTGACCCAATGGTGAATAGAATTGACTGACAGTTCTGAGCCGAGCCATGGGTATTGTCATATACGGCATTACCACCAGTGCCAAGCGTAACGGTATCGAACGTATTCCCGACGCCGGTATCGGTATTGGCGACTACGGCACCATTCGTTCCACCCAGCCCATTGTAAGCTAGCAGCTGGTTCTGCAATGCCGGAGCATGAATATTCTGCTTCAGCAATATGCTGCGATAACTTGGATAAGTAAGCAGTCGCTTAAGATCATTCGGGGACCCAGTAACGGCAGATGCAGCGGCAGGCTTGACCAGGATCATTTCGCCGAAGTCGTGCCCAGCATCGCCCCAGTTGGGGCCGGTGACCGTGCCTGGCCCGACGCTCAGGTTGTAGGCCGTGCCGTTGCTATTGCCATCAGCGTTGGCGTTGTAGACATAGCCGGAAGTGCTGCCCGCTGACGCGGCACCACTGTCTTGCGTGGAGCCCCAGTAAAGCTCACCAGAGCCAGCAGCGGCGATATTCGGCCACTGGGCGGTCCCACCAGTGCCGTCCAGGTGGGCGGTGTTGTCCAGCACTGGGGTACCGGTAGTGGAGGAAAACTCCTCCATCACGAAGTCGGAAAATGCGGTCGGCAGGCCGCCCGTCCAGGTAATCGAGGTGTTCGCCGTTGAGACGGCGGTCACCACGCCGATGAACGTCCGCACATACCAGCCGGAGTTATTGACGCCGCTGAACCCCGGCGTCAGGGGCGTCCAGGTGATGTTAGTTGCCGACAGGCCGGTGACAGTATGCCCGGACTGCTGGAGCCAGATCGTGGCCAGCAGGAAGTTGCCCACGTTGTGAGTGGTGACCGAAGCGGGACCAGGGTCTCCGGTACCACCGTTAGACTGTCCGGTAGCAGCTACAGCGGCATAGGTCACTGGGGATTACCTATTAACCGAGAGTTTCAACAGTCAGGCTATATGCCTTAATGGTCGGGGCACCAGTAACCTGGGAAACACTGCCTGCAATTGTAATGGGCTGGCGCGTTGTCGTGTCAATCGTCACCGTTCTCAGCGCCAGAGTTGACGGTATCGGAATGACAGTTGCAGCCGTAAGGCCAGACGGCCAGATCAGGAACCCACTGCCCTGAATAGAACCAGAGGAACCAAGCGCTCTGACCTCTCCCTCGTAACTTAGCCACCATGGGATCGACGTCTGGCTGATAGTCATGGCCTGCGCAGTTACGCCAGCCAGAGGCTTGTTGGCCGTGGCACCACCGAAGTAGATACCAAGCACGGCATTCGTGGCCGTAGACCCGCATGTATATTCACCACGCGCGTTGATCCGGACAATAGTACCGAGATCGACATCATCAGGATCAAATGCACGGGCAGGCGAAATGTCCGCCAGCGTCGCTGTGGCATTCGGAGTCCCGTCTACATTGGAGACAGGACCCTTCGGCGCGGAAAGGTAAAGCCTACTGTTTGGCATAACTTCACCTCACGTGAATGTAAGCGTGGCGTTGGCAGTCCAAATCTGGCTCGAGCCCTTGGTGCCCTGCGCGATGCTTGTGGCATGATTGATGAACTGGGCAACCACAGTAGTGCCATCAGCCGTACCCTGGTCAATGCCGAATTCGTTCCAGGCAAATACTGCATCAGCTGCCTGGAACGTAGCGGTCCATGCCAGCGAGCGAGTGGCCAGCGTCAGTGTGCTTGTCGGAGCTGCGGCACAGAACTTGAACAGCCGGTTGGCACCACCGGCCGCAGCACTCAGGTCCGTGTCGGTGTAAGCAGCCGCCGGCGACGTAGCGATGCCGATACCTATCCGCCCCACAGTCGCACTGAACTTGGTCGGCGCAGTATACGTGCCGAAGTACGACGTGATCAGCTGGCCCCACGCCGTATTCATGATGAGGTTGCCGACATGCTCCGTCTCGGAGTACGGCCGGACTCCCAGCCGACGGAAATCGCGAGGGAACAGGTCATGCCCTGGTGGAAGATCCAGCTTCTTCAGGGCATAGCTGATAGCGTCCTCGTCCCATCTCCTTACCCGCAAGACAGTACGGTGATGCCCGCCATCTTGCATCCCCACTGCTACGCCAACGCGAAGACTATCTCCGCCATGGCCATGATCAATCGCGTCACCACTCATGACTAACCTTTCTTCTTGGCTTCGGCCATCGACTGTTCGATCCCAGGCGCATGGCCTGGCCAGCCTCCTGTTGCGCGGTGGTGTAGATTAGCGCACAATCCCTTAACAACTCCTGGCCCTACGTACTTACCTAGGTGCATTACGCACCTATCGAAATCACCAGGGATGCCCCAGCGCACCTTGGCAGCACCCTCGCCTTCCGCCCAGTATCGCATCAATCGCTGGGTACTACTGACATCACCCGGTGTGACTTCTCTACCGGCAACCATTACAATTTCCTACTCTGTGCCTGGAGCTGGGAGGCTCTCTGATTCAGCAAATGGATCTGCATCCGAATCGTACCGGCTTTACCGGAGAGTGACTGTATCTGCTGCTGGTTCGCCGACACCTGGGGCTTTGACTTGGTAGCTTTCGTCGTCGTTCTCTTGGTACTCATCTTCTTGGTCGTTGTACCAGGCTTGCTGCCCTTGGACGAAAGCGACGAAGTGCTCTTCTTCTTGGTCGTATGGGATACCTGGGCTGGCTTACGTAGCGAGGCAATCTGGGCATCAATTGAGGCAAGCTGGAGCCGCAGTTCATGCACTCTCTGGTGAATATCACGCACCCGGTTGGCAATCTGGCTCCGAAGCTGAGAATTCCGGCCTTCGCCTCCACCCGGCTGTCTACCGGCTGGTTGCGCCTTAGGCCGGTTCGAGACTCCAAACCGACCACCAGCCGCGCGAGGATGCAATGCCTCGTTAAACGGGACAGTCATTAGCTGCCTCCGGTCTTGAGCGAGCCATCTGAATTCCAGCTGTCCGGAATATCTGCCGACCAGCCTTTCTTTCTTGCTACGCCAATGATATACCTACGGACCTTGGCACGCTCCTCAGGCGTATTAGGCCGTGCGCGTCCGACAGCCGAAATAGCAGCCTGAAGCGTATACGGACCAGGTCCACGTCCCCTGATCGGGAACCTAGGGTTGTCCGACTGGTTCGAGCTGCTGGGCTGCATTGCCTGGCCCACTCGGCGCAGCCCCTGCAACTGGCCCTGTGTTATGCTCACTCTGCGCCTCCCAGTAATCCTGCCAGGCTTTCCTGGCATTAGCTCCACTCTTACCGCGCGTTACGCGCGTCCAGTCATCACTCAGTTGCTTACTAGATTCCGACACAGCCTGGCCTCGGAATAGCGGCTGGGCTGTACAATGACAGTGATCATGCGCCAGGAAGCTGGCGCTCTTGTCAGACTTGTAGACCGCCCCACGACTAGCCAGCATAGAACAGAAGCTACAGGCACCCGGAGATATCAATCGCTCCCAGCCCTTAGCTACCGGATCCTGGTGTACGGCATCAGCTATTGTCTGGCGCCCACCCTTGAGCGCCAATCGCGATCCGCCCGCCTCGAGAGCCTGGCCGGCAGAATTAGCAGCCTCGGGCTCTGGCATCGTCTTGATGTCATGGAAGAATGTGCCCATTGCCTGGCTATCCGCGACCTTGATTAGCTCCTCGCGTGGCAGCTGGACCATGGGCACGCGCGCCGAAGGGAATCCCGAGACGACTCTCATGTTACGATAGAAACTTGCGGAATCGGCCGCTGCCGCGTCCCAGTACTGCTGAATCGTACGAAGAACCAGGTCACGTAGGGCTCCCCAGCTATCGGCCATTCGCTCCGGACGGATATGCCGGACCCAAAGGGAGGAAATCGCCCTGCTCGTAGCTAGTGCAATAGCCATTTGGCGCTGTCTGTACAATTGCTGTAGCGTCAGAAGGCTGACATCGCCTGGGAGCGGATTGAGAAGGGCCGGGTCTACACCAGTGGCCCCTGCTGCGATGGAACGTGGCGCACCGCTGGCGAGAACGGTCCCGCCCACTAGTTTGGGTGGGCCTACCTGCCCCAATGGCTTAGAAGGCCGGGCAATCGCACGGGGAGTAGTCACGTGGTCGCCGTCCTCGCCTTACCACCTGGTCCAACCGTGGGTAGTGGCTGGGCCAGTAGCTTCCGAGCCTGCGCCTCAGCGGGAGTCTCCGTCGGAGCCGGGCCACCGGACGGCCCTGCCTGCGATGGAGGCTGTCCAGGACCAACTGCCGGTGGGCCTCCGGGGGCTGCGCCTGGCTGGCCGGGTGGAGGAGGCGTAACAGGGATCAGAGTTCCAGCCTGGTAGGCCAGAGCAGCCTTAGCAGCCTGCTCGGCTGTCGCCTGAGCCTCGGCCTGTGCCCTAGCCTGCTGCCAGGCCTCCACGTCATCAGCTGTAACGCCGGGAATCCGACGCCACAATTCCTCCGGCGGAACGCCCAGCATCTGGGCAGCCTTCCCGAGCGCATCAATTGTCGCAGCAAACGACCGCGCCGAGGTATCGCGCCAGACAATAGTCCCTGTCAGGTCATTCCAGCCTGAGGTATCGCCGGAAGCCTTTGCAGAAAGCCGGAAGACATTCCGCCAGGGATCCGTAAACATCGACTGGATCTCCTCAATCTTCCTGTCAAGGCCATCCCGCGCAGCCGCTAGGGCTTCCGCCGACATGTTCGCAATCTGGCCCAGCAGATGATATGGCGGCACCTGCGAGATTGTGGACATATGCCGGATACCGGCCTCGCGCGCATCGATGTAGGGTGACAACTGTGTCTCGCTGAATTCACCGAACTTGGTAGCCGGATCATCGCTGGCGAATATGCGGTCAATACCCGGCCGCCAGGGCTGTGCATCCCGGCCTTCCTCGTCCACTGCCGAGATGCCGGTAACCCAGCGCTGCCGGAATGATGCATACTGCTCGGCCATCATCAGGTTGAAAGTGTCGAAGTTAATCTGATCCTGAATCAGAATGAGAGGCTCAATCTCACCGCTACAGTCAAGCTCGCCATCAAGATCATTCTCATGCAGGAAACGAATGACAGGACAGACACCTAGGC